GTTCCAATGCCACCGATTAGGTGGAGGCAGCGCGCCGGCGCGTGAGTCTGGGGGAGGCAGCATTATTGTGCCCACCTCCCATTCCCCTCGAGTTGTAATTTAGTCCGATAAGGTTTTGTCGAGGGGTTTATTTTTCATCCCGGTCCGTAATCCCTGTGATCTCAGGGCCACCGTACCACGGAAATTTTCCAGAGTTTTGGCTCTTGTTTGTATATATTTTTGACTGCTTTTAAGTCGTCTGTAGAAGTTATATCTTCATGTACATATTCGAGAGTTGAGAGTTGATTTCAGGATTCTAGCTTGTGGTTGACTATGAGTACCACGTTCTGCGGTTGTGTAAACACAAAAAGTGCAATGGCCGTGTGGCAGCATACCGCACCCTTCCCTTGATTACGGACCACACTTGTGAGGTGTAGTGGGCTTGCGGATCTTTTGATTTCCGTGTCTTGGGAGTGGGAACGTGTGAAAATAATTCATTTACGCACTTATGCGACGCATGAAAGGGGGGTGTGCACGTACCTCACACCCGACTACCAAAGATGTATTTGGCTGCTCGGAGCCAAGACGAGCTAAGCGCAACGACTATTGTGATCCGTTTTTGCGTCGAAAATTTTCAAGTCATGACCATTTTCTTTCGGTTGGTGTACCCCTTGTACGTTCATGTTGTTGATGTCCCGAGTAGTTAAGTTGTTAGTTGTTCTCTCTTTTTATTTTGATCTTATTTCACTTCCAGCTTTTCTTCTATGGCTTTGGGCATTTGGCTTCAACATGTTCTTTTTACCACTTGAATTCCGCGACCGGTTTCAAGGAGCCTTTGGCTTAATTGTCATACGTGCCCTGATACTGATGTTTGTGTGGAGGATGGGGGAGAGTTTTGATTTCTCAAGAGTATGAGTACCACTGGATCTAGTGTGGGCTCTCGCGGCTTCGACCGCAATCGGTTGATCAATTTCAACCTATTTTCTGTCGCGCCTGTTCAAGAGGGTGAGGCAGTTACCGAGGGCGCATGTGTTATTTGCATGCAAGAGTGGGAAGCGCGGCCTGATCTGCTGAATCAACGCGTACGTTACGGTTGTGGACATGTGTTCCACCGTATGTGCGCTGAAGGCATGGAGATGGCTGTGGCTCCTACACTTTGCCCGACTTGTCGGTTCGACCAGGCGGAAGCTTATCCGCCTAGGCGACGCCCTCGTGGTCCGAATGAACGGTCTGAGGCT